AGAGGTCGGCTTGGTATCACATCGTATTGGCGGTTGACACTACTCAAGCAACCGCAAGTAATCGGGTAAAAATGTATGTAAATGGTGTTCAACAGACGTTTACAGGGTCTGATTACCCATCGCAAAATGCTACGCCTTTCTTTAATACTGCCCTAGAGCATTTTATTGGTAGATACGCAAACCAATTTATGCCAACAGGTAATTTCAACGGCTACATGACCGAAATCAATTTCATCGACGGTCAGGCACTAACCCCATCCTCCTTCGGCCAGACAAACTCAGCCACGGGCGTATGGGAGCCGATTAAGTACACCGGCACATACGGCACTAACGGCTTTTTCTTACAGTTTGCCGATAACTCAGGCACGACCAGCACAACGCTTGGTAAGGACACATCGGGTAACGGCAATAACTGGACGCCTAACAACTTCTCTGTAACCGCTGGCGCTGGTAATGACAGCCTAGTAGACAGCCCAACCCAGTACGGCACAGACACAGGTGCTGGTGGTGAGGTGCGTGGTAACTACGCCACTTGGAATCCGCTAATAAACGGTGATTCTGCCGCAAATGGAAACCTTGATGTTACTAATGACACAGCAAGGAGTACGCAAACCTTGTTGCAGTTTGATACTTATTGGGAAATTACATCTACTGGTGGCACAACAACTGCCGGAACGGTATCGTCAACTGGCACAACAAATACAACTACTATTGCAAACGGTAAAACATACGGATTTAGATTAACCGCCGCAGGTACACTAGACTATATAAACATTACTGATGCTGGATCGTTTACAAACATTACAACAGGATTAACGGGGCAACAATTTATTTATGCAAGTGCTGCATCTGCAACAACAGGGTCATTAAATACTGGGCAAAGACCTTTTGCGGCAACAGCCCCCTCTGGCTTTAAGGCATTGGTAACAACTAATCTGCCTACGCCGACCATCGGTGCTACTAGCACTACACAGGCGAATGATTACTTCAACACCGTTCTCTACACCGGAACTGGCTCAAGCCTCGGCGTAACAGGTGTGGGATTCCAGCCGGATTGGGTGTGGATTAAAGAGCGTTCCGGTGCGGCTGACCACGGACTATACGATGCAGTTAGGGGTGTGCAAAAGCAGTTAGAAAGCAACACAGCAACCGCTGAAACAACTGAATCAACCGGACTAACTGCATTTGGAACAGACGGCTTTACAGTAGGTGCGCTTGCACAACTTAACACTAACACCGACACCTACGTTGCATGGAACTGGAAAGGCAACGGCGCTGGCTCATCTAATACAGCCGGAACGATAAGCAGCACAGTAAGCGCAAACACAACTGCTGGCTTTAGTATTGTTAGTTATACCGGAGATGGAAACGATAATGCAACTGTAGGGCATGGCCTTGGGGTTACTCCAAGCATGATTATTGTACGAAGAAGAAGCGGTGACGATTGGTATTATTACCAAACAGGACTTACATCAATTAGTTACGGATTGAGACTTAACAAGACTGATGCGGAGTCATCCAATACGTCCACAGTTAAGTCGCTTTCTTCAACAACATTTACGTTGGGTACGGACGGCATGGTAAACGTAAGTAGCAACACATACATTGCTTATGTGTTTGCTGCTGTTACGGGCTACTCTGCCTTTGGCTCCTATACAGGTAATGGCTCTAGTGACGGCCCCTTCATATACACGGGCTTTAGGCCAAAGTATGTTCTGATCAAACCGTCAAGTGCTGTTGATTCTTGGCAGGTTGAAGATGCCGCTAGAAGCCCATTCAACGTCGTGAATGACCAGTTATGGCCTAATCTTTCAGATGCAGAACAGGTAGATAGCGCAACAAGACAAACAGATTTTGTTTCTAACGGATTTAAGATTCGTGGCACTAACACCGGTGTAAATGGAAACGGGACAACCTACATCTACGCCGCCTTCGCTGAGTTCCCCTTCAAATATACTCTCGCACGATAACGGAGAAATACATGGCTTATTTAATTAACGGACAGCCCGTCAACATCCGCAGGGAGTATTTCCGTGCCGATGGGGTTCGATATGAAAACCTGCTTAATCCTGCTGTCAGGGCAAAACTTGGCGTGGTTGAAACCAACGACCCAGACCCATTTGAGGCAAATGAACCGTGGTACGACCAGCGGTTCTACTGGGGCGTAAACAATCCAAAGCTGTTAAATGATCGGCCAGAGGTTAAAGAAGACGGCACACCCCTGTACGTCCAGACCTATAACCGCGACACCCAGAAGATGGAAGACACCGCCGAGCAGGTAGTCACCAAGGGGCTAAAGTCTCAGTGGATCGCCCAAATCAAGGCCGCAGCTAACTCCCAACTCGCCCAAACCGACTGGATGGTGATCCGCAAGGCCGAGCGCGGGGTGGATATTCCTGCCGATGTGGCCGCCGCCAGGGCTAAGATTATTTCTGACTGCGCCGCTAAAGAGGCCGCGATTACCGCCTGTACAACCGTTGAACAACTGATAACAGCTGTAAGCGGAGGATAAGATGGCTAAAGACTTCCCAGACCTGACAGGCGACGGCCAAGTGACCAAAGCTGATGTGCTTAAGGGTCGCGGCGTTATTGCAAAAAAAGGTGGCAAGGTAGGTGAGAAATGGATTCAGTCAGCCATCAAAAAGCCAGGCGCTTTACGAAAATCTCTTGGTGTCAAAAGCGGAGAGAAAATCCCCGCAAAAAAGCTATCAGCCGCAGCCAAAGCACCCGGGAAACTGGGGCAAAGAGCGCGGCTAGCCAAGACCTTGTCAAAGCTCAAGTAGCCCCTAAGTTCGGGCTATTGCTTTTTGGGGCGTCTCTGATATGTTCCCTGCTGATAGTCGCATGGAGGCAGTAGATGGGCTTGCCCGATCCTACCGACCCGTCCAAGGTCGTTCAGACTGCTTTAGGTGGTATCCGCGAGGCAATCAAAGCCGGGCGGGACATCAAAGAGACAGCCAAAGAAGTCAATGCTTTTCTGGACGAGGAAGCTCGCGCCCGTGTGGCGTGGCGCAGGAAACAACAGGAAGTTCAACGCCGTGGCGACATGATGTACGTGGACGCCATCAACGAGTATCGGGTGCTGTACAACCTGCGGCGCAACAAAGAGGATGCGTTTAAACAGATTGAGAAAGAGTTTGGCAAGCGGGCGATAGATGAGGTTCAGGCATTAGAAGTCAGGCTTCGGAAGGAGCGCAAGGAGTTGCAAAAGGAGTACGACTCCGACCGACAGGCAACACGGAATGAGTGGCTGGTGCTGGGAGTCTTGGCTTTAATTATTTATGCGGTTCTTAAAATTGCAAAGGTGTGGTGATGGATTGGACAAAAGTAATTCAGATGGCGTTTCCGGTGATTGTGGCTGCAATTACTTGGATGATCAGCGCCGTGACCAATATTCAGCACGATCTGGTAGACATCAAGTCTAAAATGCCAGCCCTGATTACCCCCAGCGGCACCCCAACCGATTCTCCGATTTCAGCTGAGGCCCGGCACAAGCTTAAAGAAGAGATCTACAAAGATATTCACGACCTTCAGGTTCGTCTAAAACTCCTTGAAGAAAGGTCTAAGCGATGATTACCCTGCTTTCTACCCTTGTTTCCTTCCTGATGGGCGGTCTGCCCAAGGTGTTGGATTTCTTCCAAGATCGGTCAGATAAGGCCCATGAGCTAGAACTAGCCAAGATGCAGACGGAGCGGGAGCTTCAGATGCTGGAGAGAGGCTTTGTCGCCCAGGCTAGGGTTGAGGAGATCCGGACTGACCAGGTTGCTATGCAGACCGCCGTCCAAGAACGCCAGGCACTCTACGCCCACGACATCGAGATCGGCAAGGGAGCCTCCCAGTGGGTGGTCAATATGCGGGCATCCGTCCGACCGGTCATTACCTACGGCATGTTCTGCATGTTGCTCTTTGTAAACATCTTCGGGTTCTTCTACGCCTGGAAGACCGGGGTGCCGTTTGACCAGGCTATGGCAATCCTCTGGGATGAGGACTCGGCCATCATCTTTTCAAGCGTGATCGCGTTTTGGTTTGGAAGTCAGTCCTTTAAGAAATGAAAGTAGAAGAGCGGGTCATTGAAATGATTAAGCACCACGAGGGCGTCCGGGTGCGTTGTTACAGGTGTCCTGCTCTGCTCTGGACAGTCGGTGTAGGCCATGTCATAGACCCCAAACATATTGGAGTGAAGCTTGAAGACCGCAAAAACCTACCCATCCCGGACGGCTGGGACAGAACCCTCAGTATGGATGAAGTCAACAAGATTCTTTCTGAGGATCTGGGCCGGTTTGAGGCAGGGGTACTGCGACTATGTCCTAATGGGCTTACTCCTGGTCGCTTTGGCGCACTCGTCAGCTTCGCTTTCAATGTTGGTCTCGGTAACCTCCAGCGGTCTTCCATCCGGATGAAACATAACCGGGAGGACTATGAAGGGGCGGCAGAGGCTTTTATGATGTGGACTAAGGCAGGGGGAAAAGAGCTGCCCGGACTAGTCAAGCGTCGTAAGGATGAACGTAACCTTTATTTGAGCTGATCATGCCTCTAAAGAAGATACTGTTTAAACCCGGGGTGAACAAAGAAAACACCCGATATACCACCGAGGGTGGGTGGTATGAGTGCGACAAAGTCCGCTTCCGTCAAGGTAGCCCTGAGAAGATTGGCGGCTGGACTCAGATCTCCTCTAGCAGGTTTTTAGGGGTATGCCGGTCACTCTTTAACTGGGTGACTTTGGGTTTCTTAAACCTTATAGCAGTAGGCACTAACTTAAAGTATTACATCGAGCGTGGCGGGGCGTACTACGACGTTACTCCGATTAGGTCTACGACCCCGGCTGGAGCAATCACTTTTTCAGCGGTCACTTCATCTCCGTTTAGCTCAACCATTACGGTGAACGACACAGCCCACGGCGCGCTAACCGGAGACTTTGTAACCTTCTCTGGAGCGGCAAGCCTTGGCGGCAATATCACCGCTGCGGTCTTAAACCAGAACTACCAGATTGCAAACGTAGTTACTGCAAACTCGTACACGATTATTGCCAAGAATCCCACGACCGGGGCTGCAGTAACCTCAAACGCTAGCGACTCGGGTAATGGTGGAGCTTCTGTAGTCGGTGCTTATGAAATCCCCGTAGGTTCGGATATTCAGGTTCCGTTGTCAGGCTGGGGTGCTGGTGGCTGGGGATCTGGAACTTGGGGATTTGGTGGTACCACGCTAGCCGGAATAAGACTTTGGAGCCAATCTAACTTTGGCGAAGACTTGATCTTTGCCTATCGCGGCAGTCCTATTTACTACTGGGATTCGTCAGCTGGAACTACCAATAATCGTGGAGTGTTGCTAAGCAGCAAGGTAGGCGCTTCCGATGTGCCGACCATAGTAAATGAAGTATTCGTGTCAGACATCTTCCGCTTCTGTATGGCGTTTGGATGTAATGATATTGGAGCGGCTGGGATCGACCCAATGCTGATTCGTTGGTCTGATCAGGAGTCCGCAGTTAACTGGACGCCAAGTGCAACCAATCAGGCCGGTAGTCTGCGCCTGTCATCTGGCTCTGAAATTGTAACTGTTATTCAGTCACGCCAAGAGATTATTGTCTTTACAGACTCAGCGGTCTATTCGCTCCAGTACCTCGGCCCATCGGCAGGCGTTTGGGGAGCAACGCTTCTGGCAGACAACATCTCCATTGAAAGCCCGAACGCCGTGGCGTTTGCCTCCGGTATCGTGTACTGGATGGGCGTGGATAAGTTCTACTTCTACGATGGTCGGGTTCAGACCCTGCCATGTGACCTGCGTCGGTATATCTTTAACGACATCAATAACAGTCAGAAAGAGCAGATCTTTGCTGGAACTAACGAGGGCTTTACTGAAGTCTGGTGGTTCTACCCGTCGGCAGGAGCTACGGCTATTGACCGTTACGTAATTTATAACTACGGTGAAAAGTGCTGGTACTACGGTACGATGGCTAGGACAGCTTGGCTTGACAGCGGACTTCAAGACTTCCCGATAGCTGCGACCTACACCTATAACTTGGTTCAACATGAAAACGGTGTAAACAACAACGAGACCGGTACTCCTGTTGCCATCGAGGCATACATCGGATCGTCAGAGTTTGACATTGATGACGGCCATAACTTTGGCTTTATCTGGAGGATGTTGCCCGACATTACATTTGACGGTTCCGGGGCTGGAAGCCCAAGTGCGACATTTACTTTGAAGCCCATGAAGGGGTCTGGTTCAGGATTCACCACCCCTGCTTCAGTTGGCGGAGATAACACGGCCACGGTTACCCGGACGGCTACGGTTCCAATTGAGGCATTTACCAATATTGTCTACACCCGGGTTCGGGCGCGGCAGCTCATCTTTAGGGTGGACTCTAATACCTTGGATGTGACCTGGCAGCTTGGCGCTCCCCGTATCGACATTAGGCCAGACGGCAGACGATGACCATATTTAAGCGGTATACCGCTCCAACTCTACCGCTTCCCCCACAGGATTACGCTCAGACTTACGGCAACGAGCTAATCAAGATTCTCCGTCTCTACTTCAATGACAACGACTCAACCGTAAACGCCATCATCGCCCTCCTAAACGCCGGAGGGTACTTCCCAAGCATTACGGCTGGGACGGTCACGGCAGGAGACTTTATAGGCGGGGACTTCGTTGGGGACAATATCACTGTTACTAACGCCAACTTCCCTATCCTGAACAGCCCAGGGATACAGGGTGGGAACGGGGTCTTTAATCAGCTGACCGGGTCAAACGTCAACGCCAGCCTGTTTACAGGGGCTGGAAGACAGATCAACTTCCCGCACGGGGCGTTTTCTAGCACCTTAAACCAAGCTGATGGCAACATAGCCACGGCCTATGCCATGACTTATGACACCACAGACTACTCTTACGGGGTCAGCATTGGCAGTCATACGGCCATATTTACTGGCTCAATAGCCACAACCACCCTGACGGTTACAGCCAATAGCGCTGGGTCAATCCTGCCGGGGATGATCATTACAGGGACAGGGGTTTCGGCTAATACGTATATTGTTAGACAGATAACCGGCACGGCAGGCGGTACTGGAACCTATTCCGTAAGTGTTTCCCAGACTGTAGCCAGCACCACAATCACTGGAACTAGATCATCAAAGTTAGTAGCCACTTACGCTGGAAGATACAACATTCAGTTTAGCGCCCAGCTGGTAAACACCGATTCGCAGATCCATGACATAGATATTTGGTTTAGGAAAAACGGGGTTCTTAGTTCTTCAGCGGACATAGCCAATAGCAATAGCCGGGTTTCGGTTCCGAACAAACATGGAAGTATTGATGGTCACCTAATTGTTGCCTTGAACTTTTTTATTGACTTGGAGGCAAACGATTACATAGAGATCATGTGGCACACCTACAATACAGCCACAACCGTCCAAGCTCTTCCAGCAGTTGCAGCATCTGGCACAACCCCGGACATTCCAGCGACCCCGTCAATAATAGCCACTGTGTCCTATGTTTCTGCCCCGGTGGTAGCTAAAACTCAAATCACACCGATTGGGGTGCTTGGCTCCGGCAGGATTGGCACTCCTGTCATTGACATAGTTAACAACACGGCTTGACGCAGATATGACCCAGAGATATAATCCCGACCAATCTGTAGGGTTAATTCCGGCCCCGCCCAGCCGTGCGCATTCCGTAGTGAAACCAATCTTAGGGATTGAGCATGGCTGACGTCTTCGGAAATCAAGGGCAATTTACATCAAGCGATATAAGTAACTTTATCGCTCAAAATATTAACAACCCACAGGCGATTGCGCAGGCTGCACAGCAGTATGGCATCTCTTCGTCTGATATTCAAAAAGCCGCTGGGTACACGCCAACCCAGCAAGCGGAATACCTAGGAGGAGCTGGCCTTCCAAGTCTTCAGCCGTTTACAGTTCAACAACTTTACACAGATGTTTTGGGTCGCGCTCCTGATGTAGAGGGACAAAAATTCTGGGCAAGCAAATTTGGAGAAACAATTGATCCAACAGAAATTGCTGAATTTCGTGCAGCTGCCGCACCAGAGTTAGTTAGCTCAGCTTATCAAAATGTTTTAGGTCGAGCCGCTGATAAGCCAGGCGCTGAGTATTACACCAGTCAGTTACAAAGCGGGGCTTTGACAACAGATCAACTTCGCGATGCTTTGGCTTATGGTGCGCAAGGTTTAGAAGATCGCTTGGCCGCACAAAAGGCTATTGGAAAAGACATTTTTGCCCCTGAAGAATACTTAAAAGGCACTAGCGGATTTGGATACAAAGACATCGTTGATTACATCAATGCAAATGTCCAAGACCCTGTCAAGATAGCCCAAGCTTCAAAAGAGTATGGAATTGATCCAAATGAAATAATGCAGGCTTATCAGGGCAAGTCTCCGTACTCACTGCAACAGATTCAAGATTACTTAACAAAAGGATCTGAAGGGTTTGGAACTCGATTCCAAGACATAGTCACTTCTACCATTGGCGATACTGAAGAACAAGCGACCCTTGAAAAGTTCTTAAGCCTTAAAGCAGGTGACTTATCAAAAACTGTTTTTGATCCAAAAAAGTTTTCAAATTTAAGCATTGAGAATATTGAAAAAACTCTTGAAAATTCTCCGGCTAATCGGTATCAGGAAGCCAATCGTGCAGCAAATATTATGCAAAACATTTATGGTGCTTCAAAAGAAGACGCCTTAAATACTGCTAAGAATTTATTGCAAGATAAAGAAGTTGATAAAAAAACAAAAAATTTATATGACCAGCTTTTGAAATATGGTCTGACAGAGGATGTAAAAACAAACATTCTTCAAGACGCCGCTGTTCGCGCTCCTAATTCTGAATTTTTCAAAAAGAATCCAACGGCATTAACGATTTATTCTCCTATTGGAGAAATTAAGCGTGGCGAGGAAACATCAAACACTTACGGTGTTGACCCACGCACAAACCTGCCAATCCTCCACAAAAAAGCATTTGATAACATGCTTGATAAAGACGGTGAAGTCTTTATTGGTGGAATGCAGGACATGACAGATAACATCCGTCATCAATATGTTGGAGCAGACCCACACAGTAAATGGCAAGGTGCATTAGCCAGAGGAACTGGTGTTTTCGGAGTAACCGCAAGCAAAGATGACATAAGTGACTTTGCACGAATTGAGAAAGAACTAAACAGGCTTGGTGGTGTTCAGAGACAAGTTGATCCGGAAACTGGATCTGCGATGGATGTTGTTTATGTAGAACGAAAAGATCCTGACAATCCAGAGCGCACTTATAAGGTACCAGTTACAGCCGAACAATTCTTTGCTATGCAAATGGCTGGCGATAAGTATTCCGGTGCCGAAGATCCATCAAGCGTAGCCAGGTACACCAGAAACTTTGAGTCAACATCGGCATACGACTACTACAAAAACACCAAAGCACGGCTTGATGAAATTGCAAAAGACACTTACAAAGATCCGTCTAAAACACCGCAGTACAAAGACATCAAAGATATTTATGAAGATCTAAACAATAAATACAAAGATCTTTATCTTTGGCAGGGCCGTACCGATACCCTAGATCCAGCAGCAGCCAAGACGCTGGGCATTGACGACGTTAAAGAAAACTCCAAACACGCATCAATTTTGTACACATCAGCTAACGATAAGCTGGTACCGGTCAAAGTTCAGCGTGTGTATGACTTTGAAGATCCCAATACAAGTAGCGGATTCTTTGGTGATCTCTTTAACAACATCATGGAAGTCTTGTCAATCAAGCCAATATCAATGGCCCTTGGTGCGTATTTAACTACCCCTGGAATTGATGCACTAACTGGAGCCGCAACACCTGCGCCGTTGTCAGCTGCAACTAGATCAGTGGCAAACTTATTACCAAGCGGATTAACAGGTATTCTTCCGGCCTCTATCACGCCAGATATGATTGCAAAATCAATAATCAGTTCTGGTATTGGAGCATTACCTGCTGGTACTCGTGGTCTTGATGATTATTTAAAAGCATTTGGAACTAACTTAGCCGGATCTGGTGTTCAACTAGGAGCCTCTGCTTTAGGCGCACCATCAATAGTATCCAGAGGACTTGGCACAGCAACGACCGCTGCGCTTTCAGATCGTGATGTAGTGGATGCACTTACAAGATTAGGAACATCTGAGGGAATTGGTGCGTTGTTACAAAATGTCCCAACCGGTGATTTTGATAAAAATTTACTCGCAGCTTTTGCACCTGCAATTTTGAGCGGAAGACTTACTCCAGCAGATTTAATGCGTATTGCTCAAGTAACAAATCCGCCACCAAAGAAATGAGATAGACATGGATGATTTAGATATTGAAGATTGGTGGACCGGTAGCTCCTTTGTGGACGCAGGAATGCCTGTTGACATACCAGATATATCAGTAAGTAATTTGTTTAACAATCTTGGAAATATAACTGATCTTAGTGACGCTATTAGTTTTGGCGACTTAAGCGGGATAGTTGATCTTGGTAATTTAAATTATGACTATTTATCAAATCTAGACTATGGGTATGGAATTCCAGGAGGAATTTCAGATCTTATTCCAGAGACTACATACACATTCGAAGAAACTCCATTTGTTGCTGGCGACACACCACAGTTTGATTTTGGATATGGCGAAGGTATTGATTATGGTGAAACTTTTGGTGATGTTCTCCGAGATATTACTCCTGGAATATCGGGATTTGGTGAAGCAGCAGACGAAGTTGGCGGAAGTTTAAGTGGCGGTGTTGATTATAGTGAGACGTTTGGTGACGTTTTAAAAGACATAAGTCCTGGAATAGAGGGATTTGGTGAAGCCGCAGACGAAGTTGGTGGTTCGCGTTCCGGAACCTACATTCCTGGAATTGAAGGTTTTGGGGAAGCCGCAGATGAAGTTGGCGGTTCGCGTTCTGGAACTTATATTCCTGGCATAGAAGGATTTGGGGAGGCTGCCGATGAAGTAGGAGGCAGTCGATCAGGTGGTACTGGTACAACAACGACAACAAAAACTGATACCAAGACAGATACTAAAAAAACCGATACCGTTAAAGAGCAGTCAGAGTTGTTAAAAACTTTGACATCCAAAGACAATGCCCTCCTAATGGCCCTTCTTGGTGGTCTGCTTGGACTGCTTGGCAAAGGCTCGGCACCTAAAGGGCCGGTTGGATACACCGGTGGTATCCCCAAATACACCGCAACTCGTGGCACTCCGACATCCCCAACAGCTGGAGGCCGTCGTCCTGGTGGCGCAGGCATCCCATCTTTAACCGGAGGGGTAACCTATCAACGTGCAGCTCAAGGCGGCTTGATGTCAATGGCCGCTGGTGGACGCCCAGCTCGGTATCTTCGTGGCGGCACAGACGGTATGGCCGACAAGATCAAGACCGACATTGATGGCAAGCAACCCGCTCGGCTCAGTCATGGCGAGTTTGTAATTCCAGCAGATGTGGTATCGCACCTTGGCAACGGCAACTCCGATGCTGGGGCGGATGTGCTATATGACATGATGGACAAGATTCGTAATGCTCGGACTGGAACAACTAAACAAGGTAAGCAGATTAACCCCCGGAAATACACCCCGGCGTAAGGAACTGACATGGCAACAGGAATGGAAACCACAGGCGGTCAAGAAGGCTCACTATCAACGTGGGCTGGCCCGTATGTAACCGACATGCTCGGTAAGGCTCAGGCATTTTCTGAGCTTCCTTATCAACCTTACACCGGTCAATTAACCAGCGGCCCATCTGCGCTACAGACGCAAGCCTTCCAGGGAATAGGCGGACTGACTGTACCCACGGCTCTGACCACGGCAGGACAGCAGGCCCAGCAGACATTTGGCACTAGCCAACAATACATGCCTACGGTTGGAACGGTTCAGTCCTACATGAATCCGTACCTTGAGGCTGTTTTAGAACCACAGCGCCGCGAGGCAAACCGTCAGGCTGAGATTGCTCGTAACCAGATGCAAGGCCGTATGGCTCAAGCAGGGGCTTATGGCGGTTCCCGTCAGGCGATCATGGAGGCAGAAGCACAGCGCAACCTTCAAACCTTATTAAGCGACGTTACTGGCAAGGGATACGCCGGAGCGTTTGAAGCCGCACAGAAACAACGCCAAGCTGACATTGACGCAGGGCTTCGTGGGCTTGCCGCTCAAACTGCCGCAACCCAAGCACTGACTCAAGCTGGGTCTCAAGAGGGCGAGTATGGACTAAGAGGTCTCCAACAACAGCTTTCCGCTGGTGCAGCTCAGCGTGACATCGAGCAGGCTGGACTGACCGCAGACTACAACCAATATCTGCGCGAGATTCAGTACCCAAGAGAACAGCTTGAGTTCCAAAGAAATATGCTTGCTGGTCTGCCAATTGCCGCAGCTAGCTTCTACCAGCCTGCACCAAGCGCATTCCAGTCTGCCGCAGGCGGTGCTGGAACCACTTTAGAACTTCTCAAAATTCTTGGACAGATCGGAAGACAGTCATGATGAATCTTGTTCAACTTCAAGAACGTCTTAAAGACGTTCCGATGCAGGCACTGATGCAGTACGCCAACGGGTCAAACCCACAGGTTCCCCCGTTCCTTGCCTTGGGCGAACTGAACCGCCGCAAGAAGATGCAAGAGTCAGCCGCTGCCGATCAAGCTCAAGAGATGGAAGGTGCGCCCACGGTTAAGCAGCAGATCGAGCAGGCCACTGGACTCATGGCGCTTCAGGGCAGCCGTCAGCGGCAAGCCGCTCAACAGCAACAAGGCATTCAGGCAAATATGCCTATGGCCGCACCGAATACGACAACCTCTGAGCCAGCTCAGTTAGCGGGTGGTGGATTCATTGATGACATCGTGGTTCCCCGGGACTACCAGGCTGGCGGTCAGGTTAATCCTGAGATGATGAAGAAGTTGATGATGATGAAGATGATGCAAAAGCGTCGTCCAGGAGTCGCCGGTATTCCAATACAAAACATGTTTAAACGCAGCGACTACGCAGGCGGCGGAATCGTAGCATTCAATGGTACGTTTGATTCTTTTGTGCAAGAAACAAGTCCCAGAGATACCAAAGAGCGTGAAGCAACTCCTGAAGAAAAAGAACTTATGACTCTTTCTGAACTTCAAGAGTACAACCGATCCGGTAAAATTCCTGATCGGGTTAAAGCACAGCCTACTCCTGCTCCTCGTCAAGTATCGCCAACGGAACCACCGCCATCGGCAGCTCCTTCTGCCGCAGCTGCACCGGGTGTCGCTTCAAGAACTGGTATTGGGTCACTTCCCACAACTCCCAGAGCGCTTTCACAAGCAGTAGTCAGTGCGCTTGGTATGAGCGCGGATGAAATGTTTCCCGATACGCCAGCTCGCAGTTTTGATGAAATCATTAATGAACAGCGACGCCGTCAGAAAGCTATGGGAATTAGTGAAGCATACCTTGATGAACGCGAAAAAAGACTTGGTGATATTCAACGTCGTCGTGAAGCGGAGAGAGCTGATCAACCTATGACGGAACTTACTAGGTTTCTCCAGGGCGTTGCAGCCGGTCCTCGTGGCGGTACCTTTGGTACGCAAGGTGCGTCCGGTGTAGCTGCTTCGTCTAAGTATCGTGAGGAGCAACGCGCTCTCCGTGATAAGCAGGACATGGAGATGGAGGATCTGAAGTTTACTGTTGCTGCCAAGCGTGATGCTATCCGTCGTGGTGATATGACTGCTGCTGAAGCTTTCGAAGCTCAGGAGAAAAAATTGCGTCAAGATCTTGCCAAGATTCGTTCTGATATCAAACTTAAACAGGGTGAGCTTGGTAGCTTAGAAGAGTATCGTCGTCGTTCAGGTGACATCGAATCAGCAAAACTTGTTGAAAGTCGAGACATAAATAACTTCAATCGTGCAATGACCGCGGCGAATCTTGAGGCAGAACGGGTTCGTAGTGATCTTCGTAAGCGGGCCGAAGGTATGATGGATAAGGGATTGAACGAAAAAATTAAGGCCAATCCAAACTACATTGAAGAGCAAGTAGAGGCGGCACGTAATCGCATACTGCGTGGATATGGCGTTGGTTCATTACCTGCGGCGGATACCCAAGCGGCCGGAGGCAACGTAGAGGTGAAGTTACCAAATGGCAGGTCAATGTATTTCCCCAATCAACAGGCAGCAGATCAATTTAAACGTGAAGCCGGAATCAGGTAATGGATTACGAAGCCCTGGCAAGGAAGTATGGCGGTAGTCCTGCGCCATTAGCTGCCGATCCTCTTGAGGATTTGGCTCGCAAATACGGTGGATCACCAACGCCGCTAGCATCCCCCGCGGCTGCTCCGAAAGAACCGGAAAGCGGTGTTCTACGTCAGATAGCAGACGTTCCGCTAGGTGTAGCCAAAGGCGTTACATCCGGCATTCGGATGTTGTCCGACATCTTTGGTGCAGATAACCCCGTTAGCCAGGCACTCAAGGGAACCGAAGGATATCTCAATGATTTGATGTCAGCCCAGGCCCGCAACGATCAGAAAGAGATCGCGCGGATTATGAAAGAAGCTGAGGACAAGGGCGTCTTAGATCAGGTGATAGCTGGTGTCAAAGCCTTTGCCACAGCCCCGGTCGATATGCTTTCTCAAGCAGCAGGCACAGCTATTCCAACCATTGCTGGTGGCCTAGCAGGAACAATTCTTAAAGTAGCTCCAAAGGTTACCGCTGGATTGACCGGTGTTGGTATGGGTACCGGCGTGGTCAAGGGAACAATCTATGAAGAGACCAAGCAAGCTCTTAAAGATGCCGGCGTATCTGAAGATCAGGCGGAAGCAAGGGCGCAGCTAGCTCAATCCTACGGCGGCAAAAATCTAGACCAGATCCTACTAGGATCAGCACTGGGTGGATTGACTGCGGTAGTTGGTGTCGAACCTGCTGCAATAGGTGCTTTAACCAAACGTATATTGGCCAAAGAGGCAACTGAGAAAGCTGCTGAGGCAGCTGCTAAAGAAGCCTCAAAATCTGTCGCCAGACGGGCTGTTACTACCGGCGCTACTGAGGCTGGCCCAGAATTTCTACAAGCCTTCCAAGAGCAAGTTGCATCGAACATTGCCCAGCAGCGTGAGGGTCTAGATGTAGATGCCATTCGCGGAGCTGTAGCTGCTGGTACTTTGGAAGGATTAGCTGGTGCTGGTCTTGGTGCTGGAGTTGGCGCAATCACTGGGCCACGGGTAGCGGCTGAGAAGAAGACGCCCGAGGAGATTGCGGCCGAACAGAAACCGGCTGAACCAACCATTACCAAATACTCCACGGTTAATCGCCGCGGCCAACCTATCACTGTAGATGTCACTGAGAATCCCGATGGGACTATCATGGCCAAGAGTAGCGATGGCACGGACTTTGATTTAGATCCTTTCTTGAACCGCGGCATGTCTGTGCCTGAGGCGGTCAACGCAGCCTTTGCCCGCAAGAATGCCAAGATGGCCACGCCTGTGACCGAAGAGGTTGAGGAAGAGGCTAAGGTTGAAGAGCCTGCAAAAGTAGTCCCTCCGGTGGAAGCTGAGACAGCTCCTGAAATAACTAAGGCTGCTGAGCCTGAGACTGAGGCTCCTCCAAAATTAACCGCTCCTGAAGGGTTCAAACTCAAAGAAGGGCGTAACGAGCAAGTAGTTCTTGCTGCCCGTCAACTTGAAGAAAAACTAGCCGCTGCTAAAACAGAGGAAGAAAAAGCTACAGCTAAAGCTGAATACGACAGATATGTAAATTATTACACACCGGTTCCAGCTTTAAAGTCAGATGCTATTGAGAGTCCCTTGTCTTCCGAGGAACTTCAAAAGGTTTTAACTCTTCCAAAGGTTCAAAAAGACCAGGCCAAGATCGATGCACCGATAGAGGATGGCACTCGGGTTGGTTTGCGCATGGATATTCCGGCCCTGAAAGAGTCTAAAAAGGTTGGTCTTCGGGGTAGCGTTGTATCTGTTCACAAGGGTGCAGACCCTGAAAAGAAAAGCACTGGTGATAACATAAGCTACAAGAGTGCTGGCCATATTACCGATGCCAAAATGGCTATCCGTAGCGAAGAGGCAGCATTTGATGTAGCAAAGTCTGAAGAGGGTCGAGCTGGGCAAAAGAAGCCGCAGCAAACCATTGAGGGTAAATGGGTCAATACCCCTCCAGAAGAAATTTATTCCCGGGTACAACAGTTAATGGAGGATCCTGAGTGGACTCAGGTCAGCCTAGATCCCAATCGTCATTCGTTCTTCTACGATCGTAAGACTCTACGCCCAGTCGTTGCTGCTGATGAGGTGTACCAGATCGGCCGATTTGTTTTGGCTAAGAATGCAAAGTTTGGCAATCGTAATAACTTTTTGTACGCACAAACTAAGCCCGGAACCAAAGGCAATCCTAAAGCTGCGGTTCAAGCGCTGATTAATAAGGTTAAAGAGGGCTGGGTTAACGCACCTAACACAGAGGTTGTTCAATCTATCAGTGAGTTGCCGGCCGATTTACAGCAGCAAATTGAGGAAGATGGTGTGAACCCCCGCGGTGCATATCATCCACCAACTAATACGGTCTATATCATTTCTGACAATATCGCTGGGTATAGAGATGCATTTGTTACTCTGACTCACGAAGCTCTTGGTCACTTTGGTCTACGGTCTATTCTTGGCAATAGATACAACTCAGTCATGGAAAACTTCTATGAAACCAATTCAGAGGTTAAGAAGTTAGCTGATAAGAAGATCAAGGAAGGTCTAGACAAAGCTACCGCTGTTGAAGAGGTGCTGGCTGAAGCTATTGAGGATCGCATACCGCAGGACACGACTCTTGGTAAAGCTATCCAAATGCTCAAAAACATCATCCGTCAGTTTGCCAAGATGCTTGGCGTCAAGACGTTGAATGATGCAGAAGTACAAAGTCTCCTCGATTCTGCCCGTGACTACGTGATTGAGGGCAGATCTAAGGCTGCTGCTCCATCAGCTGAGGGTCGGGCCGTATTCGCTAAAGCCAAAAAGCCTGCTGCCAAGCGTAGCTCTGCTGGTCAGGCAGCTATGGATACTGTGGAATCCTTGGGCCGTCAACAAAAGGTCGAACCCACACTGGTTGAAAAAGCTAACGAGCTATTTAAAAAGGCTTCTGAGAATCCATCTTTGACCAAAGAAGCTACCAAAAAAGCAATCATTACTTTCTTGGACAAGATTGAGACCAAGGCATTTGCTACCGATGCAGCGTTGAACAATGCCATCCGTCGGATGATCGATGACACAACAATGAGTCAAGAAGACAAGATTGGACTCTTGCTCAGCATTAGTTCTAACCAAGCTGTACACGCCGACGCCTTGGCTAGCTTGTTCATCCAGTATGGCAGCATCAACTACGATCCAAAGTTATACAAATACGAGGCGGTCAACGATCCAAATAATTTCATTGAGCTTTCAAAATCTCTTGATGAGATTGCCAAGAACCATGGCCTGACCAAGGAAGAGGCAGAGCGGGTTGGTCACACATTCTTCGAAGCCAGGCGTCTAAATGGCGTCATGGAATATAACGAACGCATCGATGCTGAGGTATTTGATGCCCGGGACAAGTTACAGAAAGCCATCGATGATGGCGATGCAAATGCTGAAAAGATAGCTGAACAAGAGCTGCGTAAGGCAACCAAAAAATACAAGTATGTTCACATGGATCGGGATCAGATCGATGCCGGTCTTGAACTTGCTAAGACAATTCCTGAGCTGGAAAAGGTTGCAGATATCTGGGGCGGTATCCGTCAGAACGCGATAAGGGTTCTGGTAGACAGCGGGCTGTGGTCGGAAGACGAAGCAGAGGTCATGCTTTCAAACATCGACTATGTGCCGTTCTACAGGGAAGACCAGATTGAAAAGAATCTAGGCCCGAAAGAGATCCTTCGTGGACTCCAAGTTCAGGCCAAAGAAAAGAAGTTCAAGGGATCTGACTTACCCGTAGCAGATATCTTTGACAACATGGTTCGCTGGACGCAATACGCGGTCAAGCGGTCTGTGATGAATAAGTTAGCTCAAGCCAAGGTAAACGCAGCTGTTGAGTTTGGTTTGGCTACCCCGGTGACCGAGGCCAAGAAAGGTCCGAACGCTGTACGAGTATGGGAGAACGGTGAGCCACGGTTCTACGACATGGCAGACCCGCTATTCATGGAATCCTTTGCTGGACTGGAGAGCGTTGCGCTTCCGATATGGAAAGTGTTCGCCTCGATGTCTAACTTCCTGCGTCAGTCCGTGGTTCTGTATCCGCTGTTCTCGGTATCTCAGGTTCCGCAGGACGCCTTTGCAGCTATGTTCTCGTCTGGTCTAAAGACTAGGTTTGCTCTGAGTATTCCAGCCAGGGCGGTCAAGGAGTTTATTCAGACGCTGACTAAGTCAAGCAAGGTGCATGAAGAATTAAAACGGTTCGGTGCGGTAGGCATCCGTGACTTTTCTGCTGCCGTGGCTCGTAACGACGCCGAAGTAGCAGCTGGACTGAAAAAGACACCTGGCATATGGAACAAAGTTAAGGGGATGCTTGAGCATATCTCCATGGCTTCTGACAATGCTGTTCGTCAGGCCGTTTACAGCGCATCGATCGCTCAAGGATTGTCTCCAGCCGAAGCGATTGAGAAAGCTTTTGCCATCATCAACTTCCGTAACCGCGGTAGCAGCCCGACCATTCGGATGCTTGGCCAGGTGGTGCCGTTCTTTAACGCCTACCTTGCAGCTCAGCATGTGGCCATCAAGACTATCTCTGGGGTTGGCATCTCTCCATCTGCACGGGAAGATGCATTGAAGACCTTGGCTGCTACGACCGGCACAGTTATGGCGCTGTCATTGATCTACGCCATGGCCATGGATGACGATGAGGACTACATCGATAAGCCGTCCGTAATGCGTGATCGGTTGTTCATAATCCCAGGCACGGGCATGACGATCCCGATCCGTACTGACATCTTCTCGATGCCAAAGATCCTGACCGAGCATATGTACATGCTGATGACGGATCAGGGCATGGCCGATGGACGCAAATTCCGGGATTCGATGAAGGCAGCTCTGGGCAATATCCTGCTTGGTCCTACCCCTGTTCCCCAGGCAATCAAGCCCGCGGTCGAGGTGGCTGTGAACTACAACTTCTTCCAGGGCCGGCCGCTGATTGGTACGTTCCAAAAAGGTCTGGAGTTAGAGCGGCAGTTCAACGATTCAACCTCAGAGCTGGCCAAGCTATTTGGTCAGACTGGTCTGATCTCCCCGATCGCAGCTGATCACTTATTCCGCGGCATGCTGGGATCTCTGGGCGGGTTGATCGTTTACGCAACCAACCCAATCCTGCATAACGCTGTTGGAGTTCCGCGGCCGGAGCTGTCGTTTACGGAGGCCATAGCAGCCCTTCCAGGAACCAGTGGATTTATCTCCCGGCCCTTTGAGACTGGGCTTAAGAATGACTTCTACGTCCTTCGGGATGAGGTGGCCAAAGCGGCCAATACCTTCAACGATATCAAGCGCCGTAGCCCAGCCGACATCGAGGAGTTCTTGGCCAATGAGGACAAGGCAACCAGGGTTGGGATGCAGAAGGCGGTTAATAACATCACCGAAGCGCTCAGCAATATCCGTCGCCGTATATCAGTGATTACTAACTTACCAGCTTCTGAGATGTCTGCCTCTGAAAAGCGGACGGAGATCAATCAGTTGCGTGAGATGGAGCGGGATATGCTCCGGAACATTGATATCAAAGAACTGCGCCGGATGGCTAACCTGTAATCGGCAGGATCACAACGGTACAGCCCCCGCCAATTTTTACCCCCTGGCGGGTCACATGCAGCTCATCGACCTGCTCGTCATCATGGAAGCAGCCAGCGTGTTCTAGGGCATCTAAGAGGCTTTTGATGCGATTGTCGATATCGAACCTTATGCGATTGGCTGGGAACAGCGCTATGTGTACAGAAAGCCTCCCATCGAGGGGCTGGACGTTTGCATCCAGGCAGGCTTCAGCCACGGAAACACGAAACTCTTTACCTTTTTTTCCCAAAAATCTTTGCTTTCCATTGACTCCCCAGTAGTGGTTAACACTAGGTGGCATCGGTAGTTCAAGCTGGATGTGCATGGTCGTTTAGCCTAAGTTATTGATTTTATTGATGAATGTCAGTGTAACAGTGTTACACTGAGAATTTATATATTACATGATTCAACATGGGTATGACCTATTGACATGATATTTCTTTGGGTCCAAAATTCAATTGTCTACTGCTAGGAGTAAAAATGAAATTAACCAACAAGTTCAACATTCCCCAGACATTTATCAATGTACTGGAGCGCCCGACTTATTCCAAGGGCAAAGCGAATCTCTCTGTTACCCAGCTGATCAATAGCCCCAAGATCGTAGCCCTGACCAAGAAGTTTGAGGATGAGCTTGAGCAGGACGTCTCGGACATGGTCTGGTCGATTTTTGGCTCGGCTGTCCACAAGGTCTTAGAGCATGGCCAAGATGACAACCACATAGTTGAGGAGCGCCTGTCTACCGAGATCGATGGCTGGAAGATCTCCGGGGCTATCGACCTCCAGATCAAGGGGGATAACTTCATCGAGATCCGGGACTACAAGACCGTCTCAGCCTGGGCCGTGATGAACGAAAAGATCGAGTGGGAGCAGCAGCTGAACCTGTATGCCTACCTGGTGGAGCAGGTCAAGAAGATACCGGTGATTTCCCTGGGCATTGTGGCCATCATCCGGGACTGGAGCCGCCGCGATGCTGCTACCCGGGAAGGCTACCCAGAGGCCCCGGTCAAGGAGATCCCCATCAAGCTATGGCCGTTTGAGCAGCGGGAGGAGTTCATTAAAGAGCGTATCCATGCTCATTCTTCTTGCGAGTTTGAGTTAGAGACCGATGGCAACCTGCCGGCCTGCACCCCGGAGGAGATGTGGGAGAAGCCGACCATGTGGGCGGTGAAGAAAGTCGGTGGTGCGAGGGCTAGATCGGTTCACACAACCAACCAAGAAGCCTTAGAGACGATCGCCAAATTAGGAAAAGCTTACGAGATCGAAGTGCGTCCGGGCAGTCGCACCCGATGTGAATCTTTCTGCCCAGTTTCCAACTATTGCCAGCAATGGCGGGAGTATCAGGAGAGTAAATGACAGCCAATGAGGAGCAGGTGGGTGGGCGGCATTACATTGAAAAGCCCATCCAACCTTGGGATTACATCATTGCCAACAAGCTGGGATACCTTGAGGGCAACATCGTGAAGTACGTATCCCGTTACAAAGAGAAAGGCGGCGTTGAGGATTTAATCAAAGCTTCCCATTACTTAGAAAAACTTATCGAGGTGACCTTAAATGACACAGAACGTGTATCAAAAGCTGCAATTAGCGAGACTACTGCTTCAGGAAAAAAAGCTTAATAAATCAGGAAAGAACAAGTTTGCAGGCTATGAATATTTCGAGCTTCAAGATTTTCTACCGGCTGTTCAAACCATCTTTGCTGATACTGGCCTTTGCCCTGTGTTTAGGTGTGGTGTTAACGATGCTACTTTGACGGTATATAACGTAGAGAAGCCGGAGGACTACGTCTTGTTCACGGCCCCGATGGCCGCGGCAGAACTCAAGGGATGTCACCCTGTGCAAAACCTGGGTGCATCGATCTCGTATCTCCGACGCTATCTGTACGTCAATGCCCTAGAGATCGTGGAGCATGACGCCCTCGATGCCACAACGGGGAAAGAAGCATTGGCACCAAAGCCTGTACCCAAAGCTGTAGCTGCTGAGCCAAAGCCGGCCCCCAAGAAAGAAACGATCGAAGGAAAGTCTGGCGATTGGCAGATGGTTGTGACAGGAACCCCGGGCGATGCTGATTGGATGGAGCTGGTCGAAGAAGCGGCAAACAAGCTTCTAGACTTTGCCAATAGCGAAGAAGATGTCATGGCCATCTACAAGAAAAACAAGCAACTATTCGAAGAGGTAAAGGCTCAGGACGCTGTGTTCTTTAAAGATCTGATGGATAAGTTTTCTACGGCCCGCGCCAAATTTAAGGAGGCAGCATGACCTTTATACCCAAACCAAACACCGGGTCTCTTTGGAAGAACGATAAGAAGACCGATGACAAGCATCCCGATATGCGTGGCGATGCGGTGATTGATAAGCGCCTGCTATTGGATCTGATTTCCAAGGGAGAAGATCCGGTCAAGATAGCTGTAGCCGCATGGAATCGGACCACCAATACCGGCCGGGATTACACCTTTATTACCTTTTCTGAACCGTTCATTCCTCAGAAGAAGGCTGAGCCAGCCCCCAAGCAACAAGCGCTAGACCAGGAGGATGACGAAGATGTCCCTTTCTGAGATACCTACGCTTCAATTTGAGGCAATCAAGGTCGCTCTGAAGCAGGACAAGACAGGGTTCGTGCTGACCCTGTGCATCCACCCGGATGACATCCCGAATGAACTGATGCGGGATTTTGTTGGCTCGCACTATCAGGTGGTCATGGTTCGGTTGAACCAAGACCATCAGCCCATGGAGCGCGATCAAGAGTTTGAAGGAGATCGGGCCATACGGTTGGCTGGAGTTCTGTGCCGAGAAAAAGAATTCTGGGAATACCTGCACGACGATAGTCAGATCTTTGATGCCAATGAAGAAGAAGCTACGAACTGGGTACGTGAGTATCTTGGCGTCCAGTCCCGGTCGGAATTAAAGACCAATCAAGAAGCCCGACTTAGGCTGAAGAAGGTTAACGAGGATTACAAAAAATGGAAGGCAAAAAACTAGTTCCGTATTCGGTTTATATACCGATCGAACAGCATGATCAGCTTAAGCAGCTGGCCAAAAGCCGTAAAGCCGCGGCGCTCGTGCGGGATGCCATCAACATCATCCTGAATGGTAATGACCAATACAAATCTGGATACAACAACGCAATCAAGGATGCGGCTCAGATCGTTTACGAATGCAAGGAAGCTCAGATGGTGGCGGTAAACGGTCGGGATGTGGGTGCGCTCTTGTCAGATCAAATAAAGGAGCTTGCAATCAAATGAACGGACATCCATTAATCGAATGGAGAAAGATTAAGCAGTGGGTCAGGGCAGCTTGGGCAGAGTCTTTTGGAATAGTTGTGGCGTTTTTGTTGGGAATCTTGCTTGGAATTGTTTACAAACAGGAGGACATCATGGAAGACTGCAAGTACTCCGGGACGTTCCGGGTTCACAGCCAAGCTTATAACTGCCAGAGGAAGATATGAGAAAGCTACTGATTGCGTTATTGATGGCCCCGTCTATGGCGATGAGTCAAGTATTCGTGGTGCCAAATAAAGGTGGCGGAGAGATCACGATTACTACTCGGCCATGTATTGTCAAGGGCCAGAATCACTCCGAGCTTAGGGAGGCATACACCTGGTCACCGTCATCTCCATACGAGAAGGGGTGCTGGACGATCATTGATGGGATGGTTCACATCCTGTTCCTAGACACCAACAATCGCCGTGTTTACCCGATTGAAGAGTTCCAACGGAAAGAAACGCGATGAGCTACGAGTTCACCAATGACTGGTTCAAGCGTACCGCTCACGGCTGGTCCCAGTTTCCCAAGGCTGGCAGAGTCCTGGAGATTGGATCGTATGAGGGTCAGTCAGCTGTGTGGATCATTGAGAACATGTTGACCGATGATGGGATCTTGTACTGTGTGGATACATGGGCCGGCGGCGAGGATCACCAGGGTATAGACTTTGAGCAGGTTGAGACTAGGTTTGAGGCCAACGTAAAAAAGGCCAAGCGCGGTGAGCAAAAAATTTACAAGTTAAAAGATGAGTCTTACCGGGCGCTTGCCACCATTATTACAGGCGCTCCGGAGATGGATTTCATCTACATCGACGGCTCTCATGTGGCGAAGGATGTTCTGACCGATGCTTGTATGGCGTGGCCGCTGCTGCGTCAAGGTGGTCTGATGGTCTTTGATGACTATATCTGGGGTGACTCCCGGGATATTCTGCATCGCCCCAAGATGGCCATTGATGCTTTTGTCAACATCTTCGCAGAGGAAGCCCAGCTAGTCGGCTGGGGAGCGCAAACCATTGTGAGGAAAAGATGAAAGGTACCAAACTGTTTGTAGCTACACCGATGTATGGCGGGATGTGTTACTCACCATACGCCTTGGCTCTGTCCGATCTGTCTGTGGCCTGCCGGAATTACAACGTGCCGCTTAAGATCCGGGTGGTCAACAACGATGCCCTGATTGTGAATGCCCGTAACCTACTGGCCCATTACTTCCTGGCTGAGACGGACTTCACCCATCTGATGTTCATTGATGCGGACGTATCTTTTAAGCCTGAGCATGTATTCAGCCTGATCGAGGAGAACAAGGATCTGATCGCGGGTAACTATCCCAAGAAGATGATTGATTGGGAGGAGGTTCAGAAGGCGGTCAAAGCAGGCATCCCAGTGGATCAGTTGAAATATCACACTGGCCGCCCGACCTTTGCCATCATCCCCGGTACAGAGGGAGAGCATAAGTTTGAGAACCCCTTGGAGGTGGAGACCGTAGCCACCGGGTTCATGCTGATCAAGCGCCGGGTATTTGAGGAGTTAGCCCCTTTGGTTGATGAGTATTGGCACCCAGACCACAAGGACCGCCCAATCAAAAACTTTTTTAGGTTATTGGTAGAAAACACCAAGCTGTACTCAGAGGACAACTCATTTTGCAAGTTGTGGCGGCAGCACGGTGGCAAGGTATATCTAGCCCCTTGGGTAATGTTGAATCACACTGGAACATACACATTTGAAGGAAGGTTAACAGGACTATGAACTACATCATCGGAGCTTTCTTAGCCGCCATACTTGGCATCCTAATCGCCACCCGCCCAACCTCTAAGGACATTTGGGACGATGGCTACAAGGCCGGCATGAAAGCGGCATTGAAAACCAATCCCCCATCAGACGAGCTGGAGATGACATGTGCTGGTCTGTGGGTGGGCGAACAAAACAAGAAGGTGCGGTGATGGACGGAATCTGTAGCGAATGCAGAAAGCCCTGCCGAGAGGTCAAGCGGGACTTTGGGTATGGGCGTACTGAATACTGGGGCGCTGTGTCTAGCCATGAGAATTGGCATGTAGTCTCAGAGTGTTGTGATGGAGATGTTCTAACCCAAGAACAGATGGAGGAGATAAATGAACTTAACAGTGCTAGTGGTGGAGTGGAGCAGCTTGGGCCCGGCTAAGTTTTACATAGCCATGATGGCTTACATAACAATTTTGTTATGGTGGGGGGCTAAGCATGAATGAGCCACATAGATTAGCGGCGTGGCTTAAGGCCAATGCCAAACACATGAAGTTTGAAGACGAGCGGATTGAGATGATCAAGGCAGCGCAGATGTTGCAGATGCTTGAAGATGATCGAGTCGCAAGCCTGGAGGCTTTATACAAAGCCCGCCAGACACTGTCCGAAGTCAGGGGAATGATCAATGAATTACCGAAACAAGAAGCTCTTGGAGATAGTCCGGGAGTCTCCATGTCAGCTTTGTGGCGCTAGCGACGGGACCATTGTGGCCGCCCATTCCAATCAGCTGCGGGATGGGAAGGGCCGCTCGATCAAGGCGCATGACTATCGGATTGCAGCTCTGTGTTATCGCTGCCATTTCGACCTAGACCAAGGGTCCAAGATGAGCAAAGAAGACCGGGTTGATATTTGGGAGATGGCCCATCGAAAGACTGTTGGGTGGCTATTTGATAACGAACACTTGGAGGTGAAATGAACTTTGTATGCCCGCTGCCCCCGGTCAAAGTCTGGGTTCGGCCTGAGTATCTGTACGACTTTACTTGTCCATTCGATACTCCTCTGGTCAAAGGAATATGGGTTAGCGTCAAGGCTATCCGCGGCGAGGCTTTTAGGTTTGAGACCTACCTTCCTGAGTCTGGCGCTTTATACGACAAGCTGCCGATCCACGCCTTTTGCTGGGCACCGATCCATGATGAGCTGCCGCTCGACGTCCTACAGATCTGGGATGCCCTGAGCTACTACGTTACCGTCGTGGAGAAGCCGCTCCTTAAGGGGCTACGGGCTGAGTTCTTTGGCAAGGACCGTCAGACCCATGAGGGTGAGTACATGTTTACCCTGGATACCTGTAATCCAGATCCCAGGATTCCAGACTTCACCCTGTCTGAGACCATTGATGAGCATAAGAGCTACAACCTTTTGAAGCTGGACAATGGCCAGTTTGCCCTCCAGCCGAATAACCGCTGCCGGTTCTTTGACCCAGCCTTTAATCCAGATGTTATGAAGAAGCCGGACTTCAGGGTGGCTACCAAGAAATACCGGGTCGAGCAGTTTGCCAAGTGGCGCCTGGGAGATACTGAGACTTTTGATTACGATGGGAGGGGAGAATGAACTATCAGGATAGGCTGGCCAAGGGTGTGGCTGAGCTACAGAAATACCAAAGCACCGCCGGGGAGGTGGTGCAGGTCGAGGTCGGCCATGACGATGACTGCGGGGTCTTTGATAAGCGGGACTGCACCTGCATCCCGGATATTTACCTGAAGGCCGGGGACAGGACTTGGAAGATCGACCAGGAGGGCGCCCCTATTTTGTTGACAGTTAACTAGGCAGGGTGTATAACCCGCCTAGATTGCGACTCTCCTCGCGGTCACCATGAAACCTCCTAGCAGTGGTCCATTCATGGCACCTTCAGTGGTAACCCCCGGCCTAGACACCCGGGGGTTTTTTTATGGCCGGCCGGGTGTAGGATGGAATCGGAGGGGGTAACAACAGGATTTGCGGCAACGTGAGTTCGGTTGTTGTACACACCCCCCTCCACCCCTTGCGGAACTTTATTGGACTGTGATAGTCTTCACCTTGTCTGAGAAAAAGATCAGGCCACCTCGGAAGGGTGATACAGCAAGGACCAGCCCTATTACGCATGGGTTTCGGTTGTCGAGAGCTTCCTTGCAGCTCACTTCCGTCGGAACCTGGAACCCAGCCGTAATGGGGCTTTTTCTTTTCTCTGACCGCCCGAGGCGCGTAGTAATTGCTTGAATCGGCAGATCCTCAAAAAGACACCTAGCGGTTACACCCCCCGTTTAGGTTCCAGCCTGTCAGCGAGGGACTGGAGTAGCCAGGAGGGAAGTGGTGGGACAAGACTCCTGGTGAATGAATCGCTGCCCCCTGGGTTTGCTGGGTTGGCCCCTTGAGTGGCCCTCCGGGCAGGGCAAAAGCTTCGGCTTCCACCCCTTGGGGATAGAGTAGTCTGAATGTATTACATGACTGGAGAAAGAATCATCTGATGAGAGACCCATACAGGATCACCGAACCCACGGTGATATCGTTCTCGGGAGGAAGAACGTCGGCATACATGCTGCACAGGGTTATGCAATCTAATGACGGACTACCAGAGGACGCAATAGTTTGTTTCGCTAACACTGGCAAGGAAGAGCAAGCAACCCTAGACTTCGTGCATGAGTGTGAAACAAAGTGGAATGCACACATTGTGTGGCTGGAATATCGGTCAGACAAACCAAGATTTGAGGTGGTCACATACGACACAGCTTCTCGGAATGGAGAACCATTTGAGATGCTTATTGAAAAGAAGAACTACCTACCAAACATGGTGGCGAGGTTCTGCACTCAGGAGCTAAAGGTGCTGGCTATCGATCGGTATTTAAAATCGATTGGATTAGATGAGTACATTACTTTCGTGGGAGTCAGAGCCGATGAGCCTAGGCGGGTTGCAAAGATCCGTACTCAGGGGGATAAGTTTTGCCCATTAGCTGATGATGGAATAACCGAGAAAATTGTTTGGGATTTCTGGAACAAGAATGAGTTTGACCTGAAACTTCCAAAGGTATCAGGAGCTTCAAATTGTGATTTGTGTTTTTTAAAGGGCGCTGGAATTATCGGAGGTTTAATTTCAGAGAAGCCTGAGAGGGCGGTTTGGTGGGCGAAGATGGAAGAAAAGATTGGTGCCACCTTCAGACCAGACAGACCGTCGTATAAAGAGATGGCAAAGTTTCATGCCAACCAGGGAAGCTTGTTTGGTGATGAATCTGTTGCTTGCTTTTGTGGGGACTAAATGCCAGCAATACTTACAAACTTACAAGAAAAAGTTTTAATATATTTGAAGGACCATAAGACACCAGTACTTGCCAAGACTCTAGCAAAAAGGTTTATAGTTAGCGACAGTGCAGTGTCTAGCGCTTTAAGGTATTTACACGAAAAACAATTAGCAGACGTAATCAAGGTAGGCAATCAAAAGTTTTATAAACTGAAGGACTAAGGAGAGAAAATGAAGAAGTTAAATCTTCTCGTCATCCGTATCGATGGCGGGACACAGGCCCGTGTCGCTCTTGATCAGGCCGTAGTCACAGAATATGCGGAACATATGAAGGATGGGGATCAGTTCCCCCCGATCACAGTGTTCTATGACGGCAGCGAATATTGGTTGGCTGACGGATTCCACAGATACTTTGCGACCAAAGCCAATGGCATGGTCAGCATCGAGGCAGACGTCAAAGAAGGCACCCAAAGAGATGCGTTGCTCTATTCGTTCGGAGCCAACGGTCGCCGCGGCCTATCAATGAACTTCGAAGATCGACGCAGCGTTATCAAGCGGATGTTGGAAGATCAAGAGTGGAGCCAATGGACTAACGCCCAGATCGCCAAGCACATTGGCGTATCCAAGATGACGGTGGGCCGTATCAAGGCGCAGCTGGAGGCAGAGAAGGGCGCAGAAGAGGCACCTACCACCAAGAAATATATTGACAAGCACGGCAACGAATCCACGATCAATACTAAGAATCTTGGTAAAAAATTCTCTAAGAACCAAGAAGAACCAACCCTAGATAGAAAGTTAATAGAGGCCGAAAAGTTGGAAGAGGATGACAGGCTCAGAGAATTAGCCGACACCATCCGGGAACTTGAGGAAGAAAATACCCTATTGAAAGACAAGATGGCGATCGGTCAATGGGACGCCTCGGAGATTGAGAT